TGTTAGACCACTCCAGCACCTCTCCGCGGAGAGGGTGGGATTCGAACCCACGCTCCGATATAATCGGAGACCGCTTTTCGAGAGCGGCACCATAAACCACTCGGTCACCTCTCCTGAAGCTAATTATTAGGGTGGAAACTTTACATAAACAGATTCTGCTAACAATTTGCTAACGACGGTTTTCAACAGCCTCTTTTTCGCAAACGCCATTATACCTTGGCGACACCAGTTTATCAAAGCTCTCCGCCGCAGCTTCCTGTAGCCCCGGCGCTACATGCGAATACGTGTCCAGCGTTATCTGTACCGAGGCGTGTCCCAGTCTCTCCTGGACTATCTTGGGATGCACCCCCTGCTTGAGCATCAGCGAAGCATGGGTATGTCTCGCATCGTGAAGCCTGATGACCCTTACACCGGCACGAGAAGCAAGCGCAGTCCATGCCCTGCTAACTGTATTAGGCCGCAGCGGTCCGCCTTCGGACGTGCTGAATACTAAATCGTCACCTTTCAGCGGCACACCCAACATGGCTCTTATTCCTTCCTGTCTATCCTTATGGTCCCTCAGAGTAAGAACGGATGAAGGAGATAGGGCTATCGTTCGTCTGCTTCTGGTTGACTTCGGCTGTCCAAAAACGTAGCTACCATCCCTCAGCTGGTGGAGAGACCGGCTAACATGGATCTGGTGGAAGTCTACGTCCCGCCACTGCAGGCCCAGCAATTCAGACCTCCGCATTCCGGTAAACAACGCCGTGTGGAATAGGGCATAGTACGGGCTGCCATTGGCAGCCTCAAGGAACCGCCCCACCTCATATTCGTCCCAGGTTTGCATCTCAGCCTGACAGGCACGGGGCACGTCGACACCGTCGGCCACATTCCGAACCACCAGCCCCCACTTCATGGCTGTCTGCAGCGCCTTATGCAACACCACATGTTGATACCTCACGGAGCGCGGGCTAAGCCCGTTGCTGAGCTTCGAGGCGTAGTGCTTCTGCAGATGCTCCGGCCTTAGCTGCGTTAACGCTATCGCACCCAGATCAGGTATCAGGTGAACCCGTGCTATGCTCTCATACCGCTCGAAACCGCGCGGCGACAAGTTGGGCCTCACATACTCCTCTAACCACCTTCGAAGATAATCCGACACAGTGGTCTTGCTCGGCTTAACGAAAGCCCCCGTATCCAGCCGGTGTAGCAGCTCCGCAAGACGCCTTTCGGCGTCCTTTCTGGTCCCCCTGACCGTGACCCACTGCTGCCTGCGCTTACCCGTTTCTGGGTCAGCCCCCAGGTCGACGACTATGGTATAGCTATCCTTGGCCCTCCTCGTTATGTGTCCTCTCATGTTGTACCTCCTGCGCCTATATCTTACTGCATGGAATCTTGACCACCAGATGGTGCGACAAAACCCCCTTGTTCCACTAGAACATATGTACTACTATATCATTCTCATAATGCCCTGTCAACACCAACAAGGACACAATGGAACTAGAAAGATTGACCCTTACTGTTGAAGAAGCTGGAGAGCTTCTAGGCATCAGCCGCGCGCTGGCCTATGAAATGGCCCGCACCGGCCGGCTGCCGACCCTCCGCTTCGGCAAGAGGATCGTCGTCCCCAAGAAGGCAATCGAGAGCATGCTGGAACGCCCTGTCCCCAGCATCGCCCGCGACCAAGCCTGATCACACGCGGCCCTGATTGGAGACATGCACTCTTGCCAGGTGGAACTTGTCAGCAGGAGCTCTCCGCACACGGACACGGAGGTGTAATGACTATGCCCGACGACGAGCTGACCACAGACGAGAAGCAGGCTCTCCTCAAACACTGGCTGGACAGAGGCAAGCCCACCATCACCCTGGGCCAAGCCCGGTGGTTTAACCTTCGGGCCTTGCTCTATTCCAGCGACACGTATGTGGCGCAACGGCGCCGCGATCACACGCCTGCGCTCCGCCAGCTTCTCGCCCGCTGGAACAGCAACCACACGGAGGTACCAAATGAAGGTGAAACTATTGAAGTACGCCCTCGAGAACAAAAAACATAGCCTGGCCGCCCACGCTCTGGTCTACGCCATGGTAAAGGTCAAGGCTGAGGAAAATGGCAAAAAGAGGCGCCCCCAAAGGCAATCAAAACGCTCGTAAGCACGGCTTCTACAGCCGGGCACTGACCGAGGCCGAAAAGGTTGACCTCGAGGAAGCGTCCCTCATTGAAGGCATTGATCAGGAGATCGCCTTCCTCCGGATGAAGCTTAAGGAACTCGCGGAGAACTCCCCCGAGCGCATTGACCTTCATTTCGAAGCGGCCAACACCATAGCCCGCCTCATCAGGACCCGGTATCAGATATCAAAGGGACAGAAGAAGTCGCTGAAGGAAGCCATCCACAAGGTTCTCACCGAGGTGGCCCTGCCCCTGGGCATCGGCATCGGCGCCGGAGCTCTGAAGAAATGAAACTCAGACCCTACCAACAGGAAGTCGCCCGGGCCGTCTTGGAGAGCATCCAGGGCAGCAAGGGCCTCACACTCTCCGTCGAAATCGCCAGGCAGGGAGGCAAGAACGAGCTCTCAGCTCACCTGGAAGTCCTGCTACTGACGCTCTTCATGTCCATAGGCGGCAGCCTGGTTAAGTGTTCACCGACCTTCAAACCCCAGACGGTCATATCGATCGCCAGGCTTAAGGACAGGCTTGACGAGTTCGGTTATGACCGTCTTTATCGCACGGAGATGGGGTATATCATCTGCCTGGCAGCCGCCAGGGCCGTATTCCTCTCGGCCGAGGAACACGCATCCGTCGTTGGACACACCGCCGACATTCTCCTCGAAATCGACGAGTCGCAGGACGTCAGCAAGGAGAAGTACACCAAGGAGTTCCGGCCCATGGGCTCCTCTACCAACGTCACCACCGTCCACTACGGTACGACCTGGGACGATTCTACCCTGCTGGAGGAAGTTAAGCAGCTCAACCTCGAGATGGAAAAGAAGGACGGCATCAAACGCCACTTCCGCTACGACTGGCAGGAGGTGGCCAGGCACAACCCCGACTACCAGGCCTACGTAGAGGGGGAGCGAGCCAGGCTGGGCGAGGATCACCCCCTGTTTCGCACCCAGTACCTTCTATTGCCCATTAAGGGAGGGGGAGGATTCCTAACCCGGCAGCAAATCCTAAGCATGCTGGGTAGCCATCCTAGGCTAAACGAACCGGACGAAGGAAAGACCTACATCGCCGGCATCGACTTGGCCGGCGAGAGGGAGGAGACCAAAGAGGAAGCCCTCACAGCCAGCCGACAGAAGCTGGACTCCACCGTCATCACGATCGCCGAAATCGACACCATCCAGCGGCCCACCTCTACCTTAGCCGAGCTGGGCATTAAGGTTGTCGAGCACTACCAGTGGACCGGCACGCCACACAGTCAGCTCTACCCTCTCATAGTACAGACCCTCAGGAAGTGGAAATGCCAGAAGGTACTGGTCGACGCCACCGGAATCGGACAGCCAGTTGCCAGCTTCCTGCGGAAAGAGCTCGGCAGCAGGGTCACCCCTTTCACCTTCACCCAGAAAACCAAGAGTGATATGGGCTTCGAGCTACTCTCCCTCGTCAACAGCGGCCGCCTCAGACTCTACTATCAGGACGGCTCGAACGAGTACCGGGAGTTGCTAACGCAGCTCGAAAAAGCCCGCTCACAGTACCGACCCAATCAGACCATGAACTTCTACGTCGATCCCTCAGAGGGACACGACGACTTCCTGGTGAGCCTCGCCCTGGTCGCAGAGGCAGCCAGAGACTTCACCCCCAGGTCAGCCAAAGGAGGCCTCAGAGATGAATGAATTCGTACCATCCCAGCTAAACCGCATGGACAGTACCCGCCTGGCAGCCTATAAGACCAACCTCGACTTCTATAACGGCAGCCAGTGGCAGCAGACATCGCGCAACCGACAGCTGGTGTTCAACTACGCCAAGGTCACCATAGACAAGGTCACCAGCTTCCTCACCCAGGGACTGGGCTTTGCCTGCTACCCAACCAAGGACACCCCCGACCTCCAAGCCCGGGTCCGCACGGCGGAGCAGATACTCCGCCAGGCATACGACCAGAACAACGTCCACCAGCTCGACTACGAGACAGAGATCGACGCAGCCGTCCTGGGCGACGCCTGCTATAAGGTCATATGGGACACCGACGACAAGCGCGTCCGCATCACCGCCCCCGACGTCGCCGGCATCTTCGCCTGGTGGCTGGGAGACGACTGCAGCCGCGTCTGGCGAGTCGCCTCCAGGTACACGCTCACCCAGGACGAGATCTCGATACTTTACGGTCAGAGCATTGCCAACAAGCAGGCAACCATGGTCGAGCTCTGGACCGCCAAGGACTTCTCCCTCTACCTGGACGACGCCCTCATAGAGTCCAAGCCCAACCCCTACGGATTCATCCCCTTTGTCATCTTCCCCAACGTCAAGAAGCCCAAGCAGTTCTGGGGCGAGTCCGATATCCCCGTCCTGGTCATGCCGCAGCGGGAACTCAACAGAGCCTTGAGCCAGTTGTCCCGGATACTTGAGCTGTCAGGCAACCCCATCGCCGTCCTCGAGAACGTGGCCTCCGCGGAGGACATCAAGGTCCAGCCCGGCGCCCTGTGGGAGTTACCCGAGGACGCTAAGGCTTATCTCCTGGACTTGCTGCAGGGAGGCGGAGTCCGCCTCCACATAGACTACATCGACACCCTCTACCGGTCCCTGCACGATATCTCAGAAATGCCCAGGGCAGCCTGGGGAGGCATAGAACGAGACCTCTCCGGGACGGCCCTTAGAATAGAACTCAGCAGTCTTATTCAGAAGGTCATCCGGAAGCGCACCATCCGCACCAACGCCTACCACGAGCGCAACAACATGATTCTGCAGCTCGCCGAGAAGTACACCGGCCAGACCTTCGAAGGAATGAACCACAGAGTACTCTGGGGCCCGGTCCTGCCCCAGGACGTTACCGCCCAGGCCCAGACCGAACAGGTCCTGGTCCAGACGGGAGTACACTGCAGAAGGACCGCAATGGACGAGATCGGGATCCAGGACCCCGACGACGAGTTCGACAGGTGGTTAGCCGAGAGGAAGAAGATCCTGGAAATGAATCAGGAGTTCAGGGCACAGTCCACGAGAGGCGGAGCGAGAGAGAGAGCGATCGCCTCAGAAATGGAAGTGCCTGAGTAATAACTCAAAAAAGGAGTAACTATGCCACCAGAAGAAAAGAAACAGCCCGAGCAAACACCGGCGGCGCCGCCCGAACCAAACGGAGCACCCACCGTCGACGAGTTGGCCATCATCAAGGCCGAGCTGGAGGAAGAGAAGAAGGCCAAGGCAGCCATCCAGACAGCCCTCGCCGACAGGGACAAGCGCATCACCGAGCTCCAGGCCTCCGTCTCAGCAGTACAGCAGGCCGGCGAGACGGCCATGGCCGAGCTCACCACCCTCAAGGACGTCCACTCGAAGGCAGTGGCCAAGTACCTCGGCGCCGTCAAGCTCGCCAACCCGACCATCCCAGGAGACGTGATCACCGGCGGCAGCATCGACGAGATCGACGGCTCAGTAGCCAAGGCCTTATCCATCGCCACCGCCGTCAAGGCCAACCTCGAAGCCCAGGCCAAGCAGGCCAGGGTCCCGGCCGGCGCTCCCACCAGGACGGAGATCTCCCTTGAGGGCCTGTCCCCCAGGGAGAAGATCGCCGCTGGAATTCACCAAAAAGGAGGAACTAGCTAACCATGTCGATACTACTAGCAGAAGCATCCAAGCTCTCCACCGATATCCTGTTGAAGGGTATCATTGAGACCATCGTCAAGGACAGCCCCATCTTGCAGAAGCTGCCCTTCATTCAGATTGTCGGCAACAGTCTGAAGTACAACAGGGAGAGAACGCTCCCTACCGCCGCCTGGTATGCACCGGTCACCGGCACCTGGGCAGCCAGCCCGCCCACGTTTGAGCAGGTCACCGCCTCCCTGTCCGTCCTCGGAGTCGACGCCGACGTCGACAACTTCCTCAAGGCCACCAGGTCGAACGTCCAGGACCTTGAGGCCGCCTGTATAGAGCTGGCCGCCAAGGCCGTCAGGAACGAGTTCGAGAACGTGTTCCTCAATGGTACAGGCGCCAGTGAGCAGCCCACCGGCCTGTACCTCACGCTGGCGGGCACCGCCTGGGTAAATGCCACGGTCTACACCGCCGGCCAGGTCGTCGTCCCCATCCTCGGCCTGCAGAACGGGTTCCGGTACGAGTGTACCACCGGCGGAACCTCGGGAGGCTCTCAGCCCACCTGGTCAACCGTAGAGGGAGGGACCACCGCGGATAACACCGTAGTGTGGACAACCCGATTCGGCAACTACCTGGGATCCGGCGCCAACGGCGCCACCCTCGCCCTGGACAAGATCGACTCGCTAATCGACCTGGTCCTGGGCGCCAAGCCCGATATCCTTTTGATGAGCCGCAGGACCAGAAGGAAGATCGTCGCTTTGTGCCGAGCCGCTGGCCAGAACCTCTTGATCGGAGAAGGCCGGGCCGGCGAGATGATCGAATACTACAACGGCATCGCCGTCGGCATCTCAGACTGGGTCAAGGACAACTACACCGTAGGGTCCTCAACCGACTGCTCCACCATCTTCGCCTTCCAGATGGGAGAGGGCGCAGTGGCCGGCTTGACCAGCCCGGAGATGCTACAGATCGAGCGCCTCGGGTCCCTGGAGACCAAGGACGCTTCACGTACCAGGATAAAATGGTACGTCAGCATGGCCGACTTCTCCATCGTGAAGTGCGCCATGCTCACAGGGGTGAGAAACTAAGGACAGTAAACCCACCTCATTTTCCACTCCTTTCGCCACGAGGGAGGGGGAGGTCGAACCCCCTCCCTCCAGGAGGTAATTGATGGACCTAACCGCAATGACAACCAGGGTCCGGCAGGACCTACAGGACACGGATCCCGCTAACTACCGCTGGACGGACGACGAGGTCGAAGGCGCCATCCAGAGAGCCGTCATGGAGTATTCACTCCAGGCCCCGATAGAACAGCAGGACGATATCGCCACCACCGACGGCTCCACCGAGATCGACATCTCCTCACTCGAAGACCTCCTGAAGGTCGAGTCAGCCGAGTTCCCGATCGGCGAGTCCCCCAAGCACCTGCAGCACATAGAATACTGGGCAGGCCAGCTCTTCATGCAGGACGAAGGAGACGGCACCGACGCCAGGGTGAGATGGCTGAAGAAGCACACCCTGGACGGCGACTCGACCACCATCCCGACGGAGCACGAGGAGATTATTGTCCTCGGCGCGACAGGCTACTTAGCCATGTCAGCCTCGGCCAACACAGTAGACAGGGCCTTTATTGCCGGCCACTATGGAACAATCAGTTACAAGGACTGGGCCATAGAGCGCCTGAAACGCTATGATCAGCAGCTCCAGAGAGTCGGCCAGGGAAGCCGTGTCACCAGGCGGCAGCTCTACACAGACGAGTGAGGACGAACCATGAACAAACTAAGGAGAACCATGACCAAAGTCAAGGAAGCAATCGAGAAGGACATAACCAGAGAGGGACTCCCCAAAGAGGCCTTCGCCATCGTCGACGACCCCAACAAGCCCGAGACCTGGAAGCTACCCCATCACACCAAGGCCATCTTGAGAGCCAGGTCCCGACTCGACGTCGAAAAGACGGTGGACTGGGACCGCATGCCGGCGGCAGTGGCAGCCCTCTCCCCTGGCGGGTATCGCGGGGAGAGAGTGAAGGCCTCACCCGAGGACATCATCAAGGCAACCCGGCATCTGGCAGCCCATTACGCCCAGGCCGAGAAACCGGTCCCGGACACTTTGGGAGCCTTGATCTGAGAAACAGGGGAGTCAACGAACCCTGGGAGTACAACGAGTCGCAAACAGCGACCGAGAGGCTCCCTTGAGCCTCCCAGGCGCATACCGTAAGGAGTAAGAGCATGGCACAGAACGAGAAGCCCAAGCCGCCGGACCTCGCCGAAGTCTTTACCAAGATGTTCCGAGCCGTGGTCCGGCCGGCCGTCACCATCATATTCGCGGCCGTCATCGCCCAGCTCGTCACTGAATCAAGGGAGGTACCCCAGTGGTTCCTGGGAGTCGCAATCCCGATCATCACCTGGTGGTTCGCAGAGCGCACCGTCGCCCACATAAGGAAGGACGGCGCATAGCATGAAGAGGACAATCGGCAAACTCTGGCTAGACGTGACAGAGCTCCTCAACGTCTACCAGGAGTGGCATGCCCTGGTCAACGGATTCTCCGAAGTCCTCTGCCCCTGGCCCCCCAGGCATAAGCCATCACCCGAGAACGAGAAGGACATCGCCAACGAGTACCACTACTACATGTTCGGTCGGGCCCTGGGGATCCTGGCCTGGATCACTACAGGTTGTGTCATCAAAGTGACGCTATTCTGATGCAAAATGATGTAACAAAGGAGGAAACCAATGGCTGAATTATCAGACTACATGGAGAACAAGATCATAGACCAGATGAGGAACCAGGCCGGCGTCCAGGTGGCCGCCTACGTCGCCCTCTTCACCGCTGTCACCGGACTGGAGGCCGACACCGGCTGGGCAGCCACAGAGGTAAGCGGCGGGTCCTACGCCAGGCAACTCGCCGGCCTATCCGCCGCCGCCGGCGGAGCCAGCAGCAACGGCGCCGACATCACCTTCCCCCAGGCCACGGCGTCCTGGGGCCTCATAAGCCACTGCGCCCTCATGGACGCACTCACCGCCGGTCACGTTCTCATGTGGACCCAGCTCGACGCCAGCAAGCAGATCGACAACGGAGACACCTTCAAATTCAACCAGTACGACCTTGACGTAACCCTCGATTAACGATGGCAACCGAGAGGCAGTCCCCGGACGCGATACTGGAGCTCACCAACCTCACAGGCACAGTGTCGGAAATCCAGGACGACCCGGATAGCCCGGACGCTAACTGGCTGGACGCAGTCAGCAACAACGCAGACTCCGTCTGCCGAGTAAGCTTCCCCACGCCTACCGGCCCGCCTACGGTCGGGTCCAACCTCCAGGAGTTCCGCGTCCTGGTACGAAAGTACGGGGGCACAGGCACACCCAAAGCCAGGATAGAGCTCTACGAGAACGGCGCGCTTATCCGGGCCGGCTCCGACCAGAACATCACCACGGCCACCGTCCTCTCATTCCTCTGGAACGCCAACGAGCTGGGCACCTCCAACGGATCCCTGGTCGAGTGCCGACTCTATGGCACCAAGACCGGCGGAGCCTCCGGAGTCAGGGCCACCATAGAGGTCGGAGCCAAAGAGTGGAACGTCACCTACTCCGCAGCTCCCAAGCTCGGAGCAGGCACCATGTCAGGCACCGGCACCCTGGCCGCCGCAGCCCGCCGCCTGCGCTCAGCCAAGGCCACCATGGCCGGCGCCGGCAGCCTCGCAGCCGCAGCCCACTACACGAGACACGCCGCCGCCACCCTGGCCGGCACAGGAACCATGGCCGCAATAGGCACCAAGCTCGGCGGCGAGGTCAAGACAGCCACGGCCACACTATCAGGGACAGGAACCCTCGCAGCTAAGGGGGGCGCCATCAGGAAAGCCACCGCCACCATTTCAGGGACCGGTACCCTGGCAGCCACCGGCGGAGCCACCAGGAAAGCGACAGCCACAATGTCCGGAGCTGGAACCCTGGCAGCCCTGGCCAGAGCCACCAAGCCCGCCAAGGCCACCATGGCCGGCGCCGGCGCCCTGTCAGCCAAGGCCGTCTACATCGTCATCGCCAAAGCCACCCTATCAGGAGAGGGCACGCTCGCCGCCATAGGCACCAAAGCTGGCGGAGAGGTCAAGACCGCCCTGGCCACCCTATCAGGCACCGGCAGCCTCCACGCCGCACCCACAGCCTACACCATCACCCCGACTCTCCTCGCCGCTCAGAAGCACCCGCACCGCCATCCCTACGTCGAAGCCAAGCTCTACGACTACGAGGCCGGGATCAAGAGACTATCCTGGACCAGGCTTTACGACGGAGCAGAGGCCGACAACCATCACGGCATCGCTTTCGATGGCCAGGGCAGCATGCACCGGATCAGAGCCGGCGCCGACAGCAAGCTCTACCACCAGAAGATCACCAACCCTGGGCCCAGCTCTGACTACTCTTCCTGGACGGAGATAGCCATCGACTGCGCCGGTCCCTGCGCCATAGCGGCTTACGGCGCCAAGGTTTATATCTTCTATCAACACAACGAACTCAATAAACTCAACAAACTCTATAGCCACAACTATGGCCAGGACTGGACAAACGCCGAGCTCCTGGCGCTTGCCGGCGCCCTCTCCATGGCCGCCTGCTGGAAGGGCAGTACTACCACCGTTGTCTGTTTCACAGCCACCCTGGTCAAGGTCAGCGCAGCCGTTCTCGACACGACCGACCAGACCACGACCGAGTACTTCTCCAACCACGGCCTCGACACCACCTACGGTATAGGGGCCACCTACCAGGCCGGCGAATTCCCCATCGTCCTGGCTGGCAAGGACACGGACGGAGGCACCGGCATCGTCAGCTACGCCCTCTATGCCACCAAGCTCTCCACCATCTACAGCTTCAGCTCCCTACACGTCCTCCTCACTGCCGACGAGGACGTAGTCACCGCCTTCCGATACCCCGACTGCCACGTCCCAGACGCAGCCCAGGACTACGAGACCATCCAGCTCACCGTAGTGGAAGACTACTCCGGGGTGACCGCTTACACCCGACCACTCCTCGCCCACCTGGTTAAGGACACCAGCTGGTCCGACGCCACCATCACGGAGCCAAGGTTCTTCCTCCCCATCCCCGCCGCCTACGGCGTCCGGCTGAGCACGACCTCCGGCTACTGGTGGATGGAGACACCCGAGGGAGTATGGAGAGCACCCCGCCCAGCCGCTGATCCCCTGGACCTCACCCCCTACATCCTGGAGCTCCACCAGGTCATCGCTCACCAACGCCCAGGGGCCATCGTCCTCGTCCTGGACAACTCCAAGGGATACTTCGCCTCGCCTGGCGAGGGCTCCCTCGCTTCGCTTCGCTTCAGAGCCGAGATTCGGCTCAGGCTCGGCTATAAGACGACCAAGGGCAACGAGTCCCTCCCCAACCTCACCTACTGGGTTGAATCCTGGCACTACGGCTCCGCCGCCAACCGGTCCGTGTTCACCATCCGCTGCCTCGACCTCTGGGGCCTCGCTGGCGCCTGGGCAGCCCGATACTCCCTGCGCTGGAATTACACCACCTTCGAGCCAGCCCGGGTCTGGCAGATCCTCTACCAATTCCTCGGCCGGCTGGGGATCCGACTCTGGAACAACCCCGCCGCCTCGAAGAGCTCCACCATCGATAACTACTACCCCAAGTTCCTATCCAGGGGAGGCACCATCGCCGACACCCAGCTCCGGAGACTCTTGAGCTTCGTCACCGACGGCCTCGTCCCCAGGTGGGCACTATGCTTCGCCAAGAACCTGCTGGCCAACGAGGCATCGTCCTACGACTATGAGAACACCCCAGGAGAGCACCCCATCTATGCCGGCGCCTACGCCACCCTGCTAACTACCACCCACACCCAGGTCAGCGGGGACACCCAGGACGAACCCCCCGTCCACGTCCGGGAGGCCGCCTTCAACTGGGACTTATTGTCCCTGGGCATCGACAACCTCCGGATGGAGTATGACGCCAACCTGGAGGAAACCGACCAGGCAGCAAAGAGGGCGGACGCTCTACTCAGGCATGAGACTCAAGAGAGCACCGGGGATCAAATCACCGTCCCCACCAACGTCGACCAGGAGCTCTACGACGTCATCACCGTCACCGACCGCCGATGCGGGATCGACCAGGAGAAGTACAGAGTCCTCGCCATCCAGACAGACTACGACCGCCGCAAGTCCCAGTACGAGCAGCGACTCACCCTGGGGGCGCCATGATTTCCTATTCACTGACCCCGACTGTGGCCATCTCGTCCCGGAATTGCCACACCCCCCTAAACCGAAAGAGATAATAAGCAAACAAGAGACGTTAAAAGAAAACAGAGGCAGTCAAACAGACAATGACACCAAGACGCTGGAGCAAGAAGACAAGAGTCTGGGCCTACAGCTACCTCGTCCTAAGAGACGGCGAACAATGCGCCATATGCCGCGCCACACCAACGGTGCCAATAACCACAACACCAACGCTCGCCAAAGCAACTACACGAAATCATGCACGCTCAACCAAAGCAACTACACGAAATGGTCCATGCTCAACCAAAGCAACTACACGAAATAACCTCAGCACCACACTAGACATAGACCACATAGACGGTAATCCCAACAACGATAACCCCGACAACCTCAGACTATTATGCCGACGCTGCAATATCATCACGCCACCACAGCCAAGAAGCGCCGCCGCAGGTAGAAGTGACTTGTGTGTGTGTGTGAGAGAGAGAAAGGAAGGGAAGCCGGGAACACGAATAGCCAGGGACGACGTAGACTACAGAGAAGCAACTCCAGAGATGCAAGCCAACCTCATCTACGAAGACGCATTCAGACGATGGCTGCTCGCAACCATAACCGCCCAAGGATTCTACTACAGGACCGCCGCCATAAATGAAGGCGCCGAGCTAATCGGATGCTCGCCCGCCACCACGGCCCGATACCTCGCCAAGCTGACGTCCCGGTCGGGCCCGATCAGCGAAGCCAAAGACGCCCTCAGTCACACCGTCCTAATGCTCAAGCCACACCTCCAGACCCGACGACCCAAACGCTCCTAACGCCAGAAACCGTGCACACGCCGTCGCCATCTATGACCGCACACCACGAAACCGCGTAGCCAGCCACCTAATACGAAACCTCACAACACAAGACCCACAGCACACAACAATCAACTGCAACTAGCGCGTGGATCCCAACCCCTTCAGGGACCCCGCGCACACAGTAGCATAGAACCCCTGCCGTCCGCCCCGCGCCCTTACGAAACAGACCCATCCCCAACACTACGACCCCACTTATCGTACAGTGATTTCTCCATCTTCAACAGTAAGGACTATGGCTTGCCCCATATCGTGGTTGATATACTCGGCTCCTTTTCCCAACGAACCCGCGGGAGCAACACTATGAGCCCCAAAGACGATCCAATATACCCCGTCTTCCATTTCGCTAAGTGAAAGCCCGAAATCTTTTTCGGTGAAGTGTGCATTATCTCGAGGGATAAGATGAGCGGACACGGACACGCCGCCCGCTCCATAAACCGATTCGCCCGTGTCCGTTCTATCTACCTCCAGCTGGTAGCAACCGAGCTGCGGCTCGGCCGCCGGCTCAAAGGAGCCAGGTATTATCGGGCTATCATCCCAGCTAACCAAGATTCCATCTTCGGTCATTTCCGCCCTTACATTAGTAGGCGGGTCAGGTGGCTCAGTCCCGACCCACATGTCAGTACCTCTTGCTCCCGGTATCGGCTCACCAGTCTCGTCAAGACCGGTGAAAGTATATGCTGCGCCAGCCATAGGCATTCCTGGTTCATAGGCTACAAAACGAAACGAGGTTGCCCAGTCCACTCCAGGGCTAAACACATCAGTATATCGCGCAACGGTCACCGATCTTTCATCAGGCAAGTCAACCCGAACGCTATCCACGATCATATTGGTCGAGACCTCCAGAACAACGCAGGGGTTTCGTTCCTCCAGCGGCAAAGCTGCCGCCCCACTCAACATGACATGGGCGCCTGCCTCAAAGTAGAGATCAATGGCTATGAAGTTGGCGGTGATGTAGTAATCATCGTCAACCACAATAGTAGTCGAGGCAGTATTGACATCGTCAATTGTGCTGGCATTGCCAGTCCATTCGACAAATCGATAATTACCACTTGGAGCGGCACTTATGCTAACCACCGTGCCAGCGTCATAGGTGAGAATCGCCTTCCCAGGCAGGGGTACATCGTCAACCGCGACTGTCCCTCCAGCCGTGAAGTCGACGATGAGAGTATGCGATCCATCACCATCGCCACCATTACCTCCAACACAGCCCACCATCCCCGCCACCAAGGCCACGACAACCAAGAAGATGCAAAGTGTTTTCATACACCCCAGCCCTCCAATACTATTGTATCACT